AGAAGAAGATTTTAATAAAATAAAATGGAAAACTGGAGAAAATTCAAATGGCACAGCTATTGAAACTACTACTAATCCTCATTCAGAACTAACTTGGACTAAAGTAAAAGCAGAAATGGATAAATTATAATGCCTTGTGATTGTGGTAAAGAGAATTGTAATTGTGGAAAATAAAAAAAAAGATAAAAAATCATTTTAAGAATGCCGACAATATCATAGACGCTTCCGTTGATGTTATTATAATAATATTAGACGTAATATCCGCTCCATTGTTGATTCCAATTAGGATCGCAAGGTTTTATATAAAAAAATTTACCAAAAGTTTTATTAAAAGATTTCTCAAAAAAATTTATCATAAGGTTTATCAATAATGCCAGACAAAGATACTATTTCTATTTCGGACAAATCAAAACTGTCAATGCCTATTGCTAATTTAATCGCAATCATTGTAATGGTAGCATCAGTCGTGTTTATGTATTCGTCTTTAACAAATCGTTTAATTTCCCTAGAAACTAGCCGAGAATTAATGTCGGCTGATTTATTAAAGAAAGCAGAACAAACTCCCATAGACCAAGAACAATTAATGCTGATTGAGTTTCTCAGTTCTCAAGTTGAAAAAATTCAAAAAGAAATGGAGTCAATGATGAATAACCGAGTGAATATAGAAAGATTACAAAAAGATATGGATAAAGTTTTACAAGACGTAGAGAAGCTAAAAGACAAGGTACGCGCAAATGGAAGTGGTTAGTATCATCGTTATGTTTCTGTTTGGAAATATGTCAGATACCGAAGATAGACTAACACAATATATTCCAATGCCATCTGTATCAGAATGTTTAAAAGAAAAAAGAATACTTGCAAGGGACGAAGAATTTAAAAAAGACGCTTTCTGTGGCGAAGCTATTGTAGAAATAGAAAACGGTAAAGTCATTAAATTATATAACGAAATTCCTGAAGGCGCTATTTTAGTTAATAAGGAAATAAGTAAACAAGCATTAAAAGATTGGACAATAAGGCAAAAAGAAAAATGGGAAAAATCAAAATAATGTTTAGTTTAGCTCTTATTCATTATTTAAGTGCTTGTTCAATGTATGAAGGAATGAGTATGAAACCTCATAAAACAACCATCTCTACCAATACCTCTATGACCGATATTGATAAAGGCGATAGTGATAAAGACCAAGAAAAACAATCTCTAGGATTAACAGTTAAACAAGAATTTATTTGGAAAGACAATTAATGGAAATAATTATTACAATGTACGCCATTAGTATTGTTGGTGGATTTATTATTATGGCAGTTCAACAATGAAAAAAGAAATTATCGCAACCCTTATAGCAGTATCAGTTCAATTCTTTGCAGTTGTCTGGTACATTTCAAAAATGGATTCAAAAATTAATATTCTTTACGATAAGTTTGAAAAAGAAAACGAAGCTGATGTCGTTGAAAATCAAGTTAAAATGAAACTAGATTTAGCTAACTTAATGGAAGATGTAAAAGCTATTAAAAAAGAATTAAAAAAATCACGAAACAAAGATAAGGAAATTATGGAACAGCACGACCAAATATTTGAACTACTACAAAACAACTCCAATGTTCCAAGTAATTATTCTTATGGCGATTAAAAAATTATTTGATTGGTTTGATTATACTATAATGGGTATAGCAATATTTGCTATTGTATTTTTTTTATTTTTGTTATGGGCTTAATTACAAATGATAAAGTCTATATGTGCAACTTTATTGTTGTGCAGTTTTTTCAGCACTAATTTTGATTTTGAATATAAAAATAAAGATGAATTTGTAAAAGGCATAACTAATTGTACTGTTCATTTTAATTCAGCCATACCACCTCAATACAGAGCAGTAGTTGTTATTTCTGTTGCTCAAGCCATACTAGAATCAAATTGGGGAGAATCACGATTTGCCAGAGAAGCAAATAATTTTTATGGCATGATTCAAACTGATAAAACAGAGCCACATATTAAAGCTCTTGGTAGCAACATTCTTCTTAAAAAATATGAAAGAAAATGTGAGAGTGTTGCAGATTACATTACTCTACTTAATATAGGAACAGATTTTGTTGAATACAGAAATGTACGAGATAAAGAAACAGTTTTACAGGAAGTTGATCTTGATGAAATTATTAATACTTTGCATACTTTTGCAGTAGATAAAGAATATACAAAAAAAATTAAAAAAACAGTAGATTATTTATTACGAGAATATCCTGATATATTTTTAATAGTGAGAGGTCAAAATGTCTGATTGGGAAAAAGATGTAGCAGAATTAAAAACTGACGTAAAATATATTCGTGAAGATATTACTATAATGCAGAAACAGATAAGAGATTTAAACCAAACATCAAATGTCGGTGTTGGGTTTTTGAAGGCGACTATTTATATCGGCGGAATTTTAGGGGCAATATACACGTTTTTCAAAATAATGGATTAATGGTGCTGTAAGAGAGACTCGAACTCTCGACTTCTACCTTACCAAGATAGCGTTCTACCCCTGAACTATTACAGCAAGGATAACTATGAATAATAGCCGTGTTCTAATATTATCAGATACACACTTTCCCTACGAAAAGCCAATGTATTTTAATTGGATTAAGAAGCTTAAAGCAAAAATTAATCCAACGAACGTTATACATATTGGTGACTTGGCAGACTTCAATTCTTTATCGTTTTACGATAAATCCCCTTCTTTGAAGTCAGCGTCTTTTGAAATTGCTGATGCAAAAAAGAAGATAAGAAAACTAGAATCTATTTTCCCCGAAATGAACATTTTGCTGGGAAATCACGATATACGAATACAACGATTAGGGGAAAAAGCCGGAATACCGGATTCCTTTTTTAAATCGTTAAATCAAATTTTAGATATTAAGTCTAATTGGACTTGGAATCAAAAATTAATTCTAACCCTTCCGAACGGCAACCAAGTATTTTTTACCCACCATTTTAAAGCGAACGTCTTATCTAGTTCTAAAGAATTAGGTATGTCTTTCGTAGCAGGACATCAGCATACGGTTTCCAATTTAGCTTATTGGAGTTCCCCTACTGCTCTTAACTTTGCTATGACAGTTGGATCGTCCATTGATCCTAAACACGAAGCTTTTAAATACGGTAAAAATTTTATTAAACGACCAATTATTTCAGTTGGGAGTATCATTAATTCGCAACCTGCTTTACACAGTATGCCATTAGATACTAACGGCGACTACACGGGGAAAATATGAAAACAAAAGATCCGTTAGTACAAAACGTCCTTAATCGTATGGCAGAACGTTCCGAAGCAGGAATTAATAAATTCGGCGTAACTATGGAAGAAGCTAATAAATCTATCGAGCATTGGATAACTAATGCTCAAGAGGAATTAGCCGATTCAATTTTATATTTAGAAAAACTAAAACAAGAATTGAGAAAGAAAGAAACGTTATGGCATTTGAAGAACTTAAAGAAAGAATAAAAGTACACGAGGGTTTCGTGGATTCCATCTATCGAGACTCATTAGGAAAAAAAACAATAGGGTACGGACATTTAATTGTACACGAAGATGACTTTGTTGAAGGACGTTCGTATTCAAAAGAAGAATTAGAAGCTACATTTGAAAAAGATTTTCAAAATGCGGTAGACGGAGCAACTAGAATAGTTGATTTAGATAAAATACACCCAAAAGCTAAAGAAGTAGTAATAGAATGCGTCTTTGTTTTAGGTGCAACGGGTTTTTCCCGTTTTAAGCGTTGTGTAATAGCTTTAGAAGAACAGAGGTATAATGACAGCAGCGCTGAGCTAAAAGATAGTTTGTGGTACAAACAGGCGACAAATCGTGTGAATGCATTAGCAAAAATACTAGAGGATATATAGATGTTAGGTAAATTATTTGGTGGTGGCGCAATTAAAGCAGTTGGAAATATTGTTGATGAAATATACACCTCTGACGAAGAAAGAGAACAAGCTAAACTAGCCATTAAAAAAGTTGAAGCTGAATTAAAGAAAAGGCAAATGGACATAAACCTTGCCGACGCTCAAAGTAAAGCCGGAGGATTGTCCGGTATGATTCAACGAATATGGAGACCTCTCATTGGTTTTTCTTGTGCTTTAGCGATATTTTGGGAGTACGTTCTCAAACAATTTTTAATGTTCCTAATTGCTACTTTTAATTGGGAAACTAAACCGTTACCTGAACTTGATATGGGTACGCTAATGCCTTTAGTAATGGCATTATTAGGTATGGGGGCGTTACGCTCATACGAGAAAACTAAAGGCGTCAATGTAGATAAACCTAAACAATAGGAGGATTTATGAATTTAATAAAAGATCTATGGAATCATTTAAAGGAATGGAACGACTGGGGTATGAAAGACTGGATTAAGGCAGGTATCGTAGTTGTTGTTGTTCTTGTGATTCTTAAAGTTATTATTATTCCAGGAGCTTAATGCCCTTTAAATCTGGGAACTTATGGGAGTAAAAAAGGCAGACCTCCTAAAAAGAAAAAAGATAAGAAAAAGAAATCTAAAAAGAAAAAATGACCTGTTCGTGTGGTTTAGAAGAGTGCAAATGCTTTTCTCCAGTTGAAGTCATGTGGTGGGATACCAATGAATCAAGCGATAGTGGTTGGATGAGCAAAGAAGATGCAATTAAAGTTAAACCATGCAAAATTAAAAGTATAGGATATTTAATTAATCAAACTGACGAGCATATTACTATTGCAGCAGATATAGATGGACACGATAATTCAGAAGATAAAGATGACTTACTAGGGAGAGTAGAAACTTTCCCTAGAAGTTGTGTCGTAGATATTAAGTATTTAAGTTAAATAAAACTAGATAAAATTTTTTTTCTAATTTTTAAATCATTTTTTTTCTTATCATTTAAACATTTTTTATTACAGTAGGGAATATCAATAGTATTACCATTATCATCAATCACAACTTTTTCTATATATGGTTTTTCAATAGTTATTTTTTTACAACAATACTGACAATCTTTCATTTAACCCTCCCTAGTTAGATGGCTCATTATTGAGCCACCTTGTTTAAATATAATTCATCAACAATAACTTGAAATGATTTTTCTGTATTTGGCAAATCTGTATTATTAAAATCTTTTAACAATATTTTTTTTGCATCTATTATAGAAATATTTTTAAAACAATTTTGCATTAATTTTATTGTTTTATCTGAAATATTCATTTTATTTATATCTATATTCATATTTATTACCTTTTTTCTGCAAAGTGATCTGTCGAAAATCTGGGATGTTTTTTGGGAGTCACTTTTATCATCTTTAGTAACTCCCTATTACATAAAACTACCAAATTTCCCTTAAGATCGTTTTACATTACCTATTATGCATCTTTACCAATGATTTGCAATAGCTAATTT